GGGCACCAGTATCTCCCACACCGGGTCCTTAAAGGGGACCAAGCAGCCGGCGGTTGACCTATTCTACTTCGTGCTTGAAAAGGTAGTAGCGCTCATCACTGATGACTTCGAAAACGTCATCAAGGAGAAGCCGGTCAGTCAATTGATCCATGTCGTAGAGCCCAATATCATATTTGGCCATGATGACCTCGAGAAATTCTTCATCTGACAATACCAAGGGTTCATTGATGATTGCGGACTGTATGTCATTAACAGAACTGACATCCTGGCGGCTAAACCAGGTTAAATCGGTCATTCGCAATCTGTGCAAAGGAACGTTGGTGGAAGAAAACCGGGAAAGGAACTTATCACGGAGGTAAGCTACATGCCGGAACTCGTAGGCGTAAGAAAGGCTCTTCCCGGCAATGTATTCATCATCACTGAGGTCTTGATTGCGGTTGGCCCTTGCGTTAAAACGGCAAAGGGCCTTGCCTATCAGTGGAATCATACAATTGTCAAAACCTTTGTGGACAAAGAACCTGGACAAGAAGGTCAGATCACAATAAAGTCTCCGCTCGGATGCCTTGAGGACCATCCCGGCCGAGAGACAATGCTTCGTCCAATGTTCTGTGTTCACGCCACGAGTGCCGGTGCCGATGGCGATATCATCGCCAAGGACTAGCACCTTAGTAGGAGGTACATTGTTGAGTTCGCAAAATGAATACCATAAGCATAGGTTCCAGACGGAGTTGCGTCCTGTGGTGTCAGTGCCACCGGTGGCCAGTTGATTTTGAATCGTGGCTGACACGCCATAATCGTAGGACACAACCCGAAACTCAAGGGAATTCATTTTGTAGAACCTCCTAAACCAAAGAGGGGCCCCACATCTACCCAACCAGTGTGCAAAAATCTGCGTTACATCCGACAGCTGGCTTTTGTCGTTGGCTGAAAAATCCCCTTCAAAGTACCGCTCCTGCCCGCTGATAAAATCAGCGAGCTCGGTATCTTTCTTGGAGTAAGCCATTCGAACTTCAACTCTGTCGTTGCAGAACTCGTCTAACGCGTTGACCAACTTTTTGTTGAATTCATCCATTATGGGACCGGTAAGAACATTATATTCATCGGAACCAACGTAGATCACACGCGGAGCCCAGGACGGGTCATTCCGTTTTAAAAGCACTTCACTCTTCACCATAAGAGACTTGGTGTTAAGAGTGCGGAAGTCCACATCGTGCAAATTCCGTAAAGCCCGAGACATACGCTCTTGCTTTTCGGGTCCGA